GCGTATTCGCATCTGTTGCTGACGAATTATCTGGGCGTGTCAGGGCAGCGACCCGTGTTTGTGGGGCGTCCTGGCGATGCGTCCTTTGTGGCGCAGCTCATGACCGGGATTCAGGCATGAACGAGCCCCGCCTCCTTGACGTGTCCCAAGCGGCGAAGCGATGGAACGTCTGTCCTGACACCATTCGCCGGTGGATTCGGGCGAAGCGACTCACCGCGATCAAGACACTCGGCGGGGGAGGCTGGCGGATTCCAGAGACCGCCCTCCCACATCGCAAACAGGGCTCTACATCCGCGTCTTCCACCTAACATCCTCAGACACCCGCAGACATCTTCAGACATGCGCGGCTGAATCCCGCCGAACTCGCGTAACACTGAACAAGCTGGCAAAGTCGCGCGACGCTCAACCGGCCCCGATTCTCTTCGAGGCCGCCCTCCCGCAACGGACGGCATTCACCTTAGACGGCGAGGGCGAAGCAACGCTGAAACTCATTGTGCCCGAACAGTTCGCTAAGGTTCTCTCTGACAACATTCACCGCCTTCGCCATTGCTCCTTCGTGGTCCGCATTGAAGGGCTCGGGCACTAATTTGCTGCATGGCTAGTGTCCGCCCAAAACCACCCGCCGCCGGCAAGGGCCGCCCGAAAGGGTCCGTCAATAAGGCGACGAAAGAGATTCGCGAGCTCGCGCAAGCCTTGTTTGACCAGGAATATTGGGCGCGCACGCGGCAGCGCATCATCTCGGGCCACATCGCACCCGCCATCGAGTCCAAACTGCTCGCCTATGCGTACGGGGAGCCTAAGCAAACGCTGGACGTGCCGCAGTTGGGAGATATCACGGCCCTGCTCGCCAAGAAGGTCATTCACGAGCTCCACCCCGGCCCCGGCAAGACCTCGGTATGAACGAGACGCTTGCCCCGCATCGCATGGTGTGGAAAGGGCCCGTCGCTGATTTCTTTGTCGACCAGACTGAACAGATCGACCTCGAAGGCGCGATCAGGTCAGGCAAGACCACGGTCGCGCTGTGGAAGGTGCACGACTCGTGCATGAAGCATCCAGGGATTCACTGGCTGATTTGCCGGTATTCCGCGGATGACACGAAGTCCAAGCTGCGACCGGTCTGGGAAAAGATCTGCGTGGAGGCTGGCACGCCCTACGACTGGCACAGCGATGGGCATTACTACCAGTTTGCCAACGGCTCACGGGTCTATGCCTTCGGCATCAAGGCCCAATCGCTGGTCGAGCGATACGCCAAGTTTCGCGGCGTGACCTTGGCCAGCATCTACAACGACCAGACCGAAGAACTGCCGTTCGACATCTACCAAGAGCTCTTAGGGCGTCTGTCGCAGCGCGACTATCCGCAACAAATCATCCTGACGCCGAACCCGATGGAAGAGGACTCGTGGTTAGCCGATGAGTTCCCCGAAGACAACCATCTGCCGCACCGGAAGTACTACCGGGTCAGCCTCTACGACAACGCGCACAACCTGGACCGCCCGACCATTGAACGGCTCGAGCGCGTGTATCCACCGGCGCACGTCAAGCATCGCCCGATGCTCTTGGGGCAGCGTGGCTTAAACGTCGTTGGCCAGCCAGTGTATGGCCCGCTGAGCGCGCACGAACCAGAGACTGCGGCGTTTCAACGCGAGCGCCACGAGAAGCCCGTCGACCTCGACCCGAACCTCCCGCTCTACGAAGCGATTGACTTCGGCAAGCATCATCCCTGCGTCGTGTGGGCGCAATACACCCCATGGGCGGAACTATTCGTGCTCGGTGGTGTCATGGGGCACAACCTGTTTCTAGGCGAGTTCCTGCGCATCATGCAGCAGTATCGGGCGCGCTGGTTCGGGGAGCGGCTTGAGGTGGTGACGTGTTGCGATCCGGCGGGCTCGCACGACAACTCGCAAGGCACGCCCGATAACGGCGTGAAGATTCTGAAGGATGCGGGCATTCCGCCAGCCTTCAAGGTCGACAGCAACACCGCATCGGTGCGGCTCGCCATGATTGAGCGCATTGCGAACTACATGCGCAGCCGGTCGCCACGCGGGGAAGCCTTCAGGATCAGTCCTTCTCGTTGGATGCGGGTCTCGATGCACTCGGCCATTGAGCATCGCTTCCTGGCGGACGGCTTCGAAGCGGGCTACGTCTGGGATCCGCACATGATCTCGGTAGCCAACAAGCAGGTCCGTCGACCCAAGAAAGACGGCTGGTATGAGCACGGCCAGAACTGCCTGGAGTATCTGGAGCACAACTTTGGCGGGGTGCAACCGACCGTCGAGCAGGCTGCTCGGCATGCGGCGCGAGTCAAGGCGAAGGCCGTGCCGAAGGACATCGACATCAGCGAGCGGCAACTGTGGCGTGCACGTCGGAGTGCAGTCTTAGGCCGTGGAGGTTACGGGTAATGGCGCAGACGAGCAAGACGTTCATCGAACTGACTCAACCGGGTCGTAAACCGAAGAAGCGAGGCAAGTAATGGCGAAGGGTAAAGGTAAGGGCTGTGGTAAGGGCGGCAAGCGGTACTGAGCGATGTCACCGTGGTGGCTGCAGTTCTGGCGGGATGCGTTCGCTCAAGGCGTGGGCGATCTGATGGCCGGCGTGCTGCTGGTGATCCTCGCCGTGTGGGCCGAGGCCAAGATGGACCAACGCCGTGACGATCGAAGGGACGCCCATGGCGAATGACCCGATTGCAGTTGCGCGCATGGCGCGGGCGCTCAAGGAAGTCGCGGGTGGGACGGGTGGCAACGACGAGTATTTTCTGAAACTCGCGGACCAAGCCGTCACGGAGTGCGGCAGAACGATCACGATTGTGCAAGACGCCTTGCCGGCAGAACCGTTTCTCGTGCTGACCAAGCCAGTCCGCGGGACCGAGTTACGCGTGTTGGCGACGGCTGCGACCGTACTGGATGCCCAGACGAAGGCGACCGACTATCTGCAGCGGCAAGGGACAGGCTCGGTCTCGCTGGCGGAAATCAAGCGCGTGCTGACGGTTGTTGGGTAGTGGCGTTCGATAGTAACGGCGACGTCTGCTTACAACTGTGGGCCGAAGCCTCCGCGAAGATTCCGATTGAGTTTCCGCCCGACGCGACGGTGCTTGAGATTGGCTGTGCCGAGGCGGACTGGATGACGCCGATGTTGGCTGAGCGGCCTGATCTGAAGATCACCGGCATCGACTGGCGGCCCTGTGAACGGCCAGGGCTGGTGTATCAAGCCGACGTGATGGACGTGCAGTTTCCAGAGGCAAGTTTCGATGCAGTCGTTGGGATTTCGAGTATCGAACACATCGGGCTCGGCCACTACGACGACGATCCGCAAGACGATTACGGTGATTGTCGCTGCATGCTCAACGTGGTGCGGTGGCTCAAGCCGGGCGGGTTTGTCTATCTCGATGTCCCGTACGACCCGACAGGCTATCACGTCTGCGGGACGTCCCATCGGGTCTATGACAACCAAGCGATTCGAGACCGATTGATCGTGGGCGGGCTGAGGTTGAAAGCGCAAGCGTTTCATCGGCCCGAGGGCGAGATGCATTACACGATGCTACTGGCGGTGAAAGAGTGAAAGACTGGCGCTGCGGTCGGCACAGTGGCATTCCGCCGTGTTGTGTGGCGTGGTACATCATGCGTAATCGGCTTGTTACGCGGTACCTTGTTCCTGCCCGCGTAGTGGTGATGGCTCATTGCTGCGTGGTTGAGCACACGCGCAACTGGGCATGGTGGCTCATGCGAGTCGATAGTTGGTTTCGCGATCGAATGACTTCTGGATGGGGTTATATCGCCTGTCCGGTCTGTGCCATTGTGCAACGGCGCGTCTCTGTGCTGCCATGTGATTGTTGGATGAAGGACTAATGCCGAAACAGACCCGGAAGGCCTTCGAAGTCAAACCGAAGGGCCGCACGCTGGACGATCTCGCCGAAGAACTGGCGCGCGATATCGATGAAGGCCTCTCCGCTCGCACCGCCTCTGAGCTCGACGTGGCTTACTGGCACACGCTGTATGAGCAGGGCCGCACAAGGAACCGCAATTCTAACGTCGCCGACGCCGCGGACCTGACCAGCCATATCGGGACCGAGAAGGTGGACGCCCTCCGCGCGCGCATCGTCAAGACCGTGATGGGCGCTGAACCGGTCTACACCGTGGAAGGCTGGGGCGAGGCGGAGAAGAAAGCGCCGTTTGTGGAAGAGTTCCATCAATGGCAGCTCGAGATGGAAGGCTTCCAGTCGGTGTTCTCCCGCGCCGTGCATCTCGCGCTGATCGAGCCGATGGGCGTGCTGGAGGTCTACGAAGACACGATCCGGCGCCCCGTGCGCAAGACGATCAGGGCCGCGCTGGAGCTCGCGCCTGATGGCTCGGCGGTGGTCGGCGAAGACATGCAGCCCCAACTGCAGATGAACCCGCAGACTGGCAAGTACGTGGAAACCGATGAGCAGACGCCCTCGGCGGAAGTGGAGATTGACGACTATGAGGTGGTGGCTCGCGGTCCCCGACATCGCACTGTTGCTTATCGGGATTTTCTTGTGCTCCCTGGTCACGCGCGTGAGAAAGCGGACGTATGGGGCTACGGGAAGCGGTTCTGGCGTCGCGTGGACGAACTCAACGAACGCGTCGAAGCCGGCCTCTATGACAAAGACGCCGTAGAGAGCTTGGGCACCGATGACGAGCATGCTTCTGAGACTACTCTGGCTGGTGAACCGCTTGGTGTTACGGCTAAATCCACCGATCGCGCCGAAAAAGAACTCTGGGAACTCCTGATTCTCAAGGACTTGGGCGAAGGGCTCCGGTGGTATGTCGCCACGCTCTACAAAGACAGCCCGACGCTGCTGCGGTTGCAGTATGACGACATCGGCAAGCCGCGCTATTTCCCGCTGATTCCCTTCCCGCGGCCGAATCGGTATGAAGGGTACAGCGTCATCGGCCACAAACTGATTACGTCTATCGAAGAGCATACGGCGTGGCGCAACATGGACGCGGACCGGGGCGCGATGCAGTTGCAGATGCCGATGCAGCGCGTGCAGGGTGCCTTGTGGGATCCGGACGAGCAGCCCATCGGCGCGAAAGCCGTGATTGACGTGCGCCAAGTGGGCGAGATTGCCCCGCTGGACATCCCCGACATGACCGGCTCGGCGGACGAGCGGATCTCGCGCTGTGAACGGGCCGCTGAACGGCTGATTGGCGTGACCGATGTCGCGGCCGGCGTGACGCAGAACGAGAAGCGGACCTTGGGCGAAGTCAACACGACGCTCGAGCAGTCCTTCGTCCGGATCGATGAGGCGAAGGCGAACATCCAAGAGACGCTCGAAGAGATCGCGCAAGTGCGCCACATCATGTGGAAGCGCGCGCTGGCCGAGATGGGCGCCGAAGGCTTGGAGGCCCCGCCATCAGTCCAGCAATCGCTGATGCTGCGCGGCGCCTTGCAGGGGCCTGGCGCGCCGATGACACCACCGCCGCCCGATCTCCACAGTCCGATGTCGGTGATTGGCCTGGAAGTCAGGCAGCCCGATGTCGCGCCCACGATGCCGAATCTGCGGTTCACCGCGGAGATGATGGAAGGCGTCTTCCGCTTCAAGCCAAAGGGCAGCGTGGAGTCCGCGGATCGCAACAAGCTCCGCGTCGATTTCAATCAGTCGCTGCAAGCCATCAACGGACTCGCGGCGGGCAATCCGATGATTGCGGCGATCCTCCAGACGCCCTCCGCGGCTAAGGCGTTACTCGAGCAGTGGGTGCGGTTGTATCACGTCAACGACAAGCAAGCGTTTTTGGGCAGCGAGGCGATGCAAGCGATGCAGCAAGCGATGATGATGCGGCAGGCGATGGGCGTGCCACCGGGACCGCCCGGCGCCGGCGGCACGCCGCGACCCCAAGGAGCGCCCCCGGCATGAGCGAGAGCAAGGCAGTGCCCCGAGAGGGTTGGTTCAAGCCGCACGTATACGCCAAGCGGCTCTGGTATAGCCAACGTCTCCTTGCGGCGGCGTGGTTCATCTGCAACTTACATGACTGCTCGTTCTACATTGGCGCGAGCTACCTCGCCGAGCCTGCGCCGCGATGGCGAGTCGCGATTGGCTGTGGGCCGTGTTGTGTCGAGGTATTTGTGTACGCAGGCGATCTATGAACGAGACGGCAGAAATACTCGAGCAAGGACTCTCTTCGGCGTTCTGGAAGCTCTTTTGTGAGCATGTGAACACCGAATGGGGCGGGATTGGACGACGCTTTGAAGGCGCGATCAATGACCTCGCCAATCAACACGATGACGATGCGGTGCTGGTGAGCAAGATGCGCCAGATCGCGGTGGCACGCCGCGAGATTCTGAAGCTGATCTCCTGGCCGCAGGAAGAATTGAAGCGTCAGACAGCGGGCGGCCTGGAATATCCGGTGGACGGGCGTGCGCCGTTGGTGCAAGAACTCGTCGGCCTGAATCGGCGAGGTGGGCTGTGAGCGTCCCGATTCGTGTCGTGGGTCCGCGCGTGCTGGTCAGGCCTGACATCGAAGAGCAGAAGCCGGAACAAACCGCCTCAGGCATCTATCTGGCGAAGACGCTGGAAGCCGCCGCGACGGGCGAAGATGCTAGACAAGCGTGGTATACGGGCGTGATCGTGGCGTTTGGCGAAGAGAAACCAGCCTTTGATGTGCGGCCGTTTGTGAAGCGTCGACTGCTTGAAGCAATGGAAGCGACCTCGTATCTCGATATGGGCACCGACCTCGCGGCACTCGTCGTGGACCTTGACACGCTCCCGATTGAACGCGCCCGCGACATCCGAGTCGGCGATCACGTCACCTTCACGGCTCAAGCGGGCCAAGAACTGACCATTGATGGAGAGAGTTATCTGATCATGAACGAATCCGACATCCTCGGTGTATTGGAGACCGTGTAAGCATGGACAGCGAAACCGTCGTTTCTCCGCTCGACGCCCTCGAAGACCAAGCCGACGCCCAACCGCCAGCCCCAGAACCGCAGGCGCAGGCGCAACCGCCCGTAGAACCGCCCAAGCCGCAGCCTGACGAGGACGCTACCGGCCTGCGGGCGGCATTGCTCGCGGAACGTCGCCGCCGCCAAGATCTCGAAGACGAGGTACAGACACTCCGGCAACCACCGCCCAAGCCCTTACCGCCAGAAGCGGAGACGGTGACCGACGACGAAGCCGAACGCTACGCGCGGCATTACGAGCTCTACACGTCGCAAGGACTCGACACGCAGCGCGCGAAACGGATCATTGCGGACAACCGCTCCGAGATCAAACGCGTCGCGAAGCAAGCCGCCGAGGAAGCCGTTGGCCCGGTGCAGGAGCAGACCGCCAAGAGCGGGGCGCGGGAACAGTTTGTCCGTGTCGCGATGGCGGTCGATGGGCAAGGGCAGCGCGTGTTGGACGATGACGGGGTGCGGGTGCTGGCGCAGAAGTTTGCGCAGATGCCGCCGCAGCTCGCGGCGTTGCCCGAAGTCGCCGACCTGATGCTGAATGCGGCCATTGGAGAAACGGTCCGGACCGGTAAGAAGCGCGTCTCGGCGCCGAGCAAGGAACCCGTGTTCAGCGAGTCGCCAGGCGGTCAGCGTGGCACCGGCTACACCATCAGCAACATCGAAAAGAAGGTCGCCGACAACCGCGGCATCTCGCATGGCGACTGGGAAAAGACCGCGAAGAAGTTTCAACCCGGCCAACCGAACGTATTGGAGTAACTAGATGCCCCGCAAGAAGAGTGACGAGACCGACACCGACGTCGACACGCTGAAGCCGCCGCACGTGACCGTGCGCAGCCGTTCCGAGATCATTGAGCGCCGCCTGGCCGATCCGACGGGGGGCGGGGGATCGCTCGCGATTCCCGCGAAGCAGAAGGACCGCAAAGGCAACAGCTTGACGCAGTTCTATATCGCCAACTCGGACATCGCGCACGATCACGTCTGGCGCATGCGCAAGGTGTTGGGCTGGGAGTTCGCGACGCCCGAGGACATCGATGGCGCCCCCGAAGATTACGGCTTCGAGCTAAAAGACGGGCGTCTGGTGCGGGGCTTCCGCGGCGCGGAAGTGCTGATGAAGATGGCCAAGAGCGACTACGATGCCGTGATGCAGGCCAAGAGCGAATGGAACCGCCGACAGGCGTTGGGCACCAAAGAGACCAAAGCCACAATTGTGGAGCGTGCGTCCGCAGAGCTCGGCGATGAGGGCGCCGACTTCCTGAATCGGGCGATCAGCAACGTCAAGATCGAGGACACATACGAGAGAGTGCCAGCCGACGAACAGTAAGACATCCTTACACATGCGCCAACATCTGCAGACATACCTCATGGTCTGTGGAGTTGGCCGTGCTAGTCTGCCTATGACTGAGGCGTCACCGGCCTCACGGGCGTAAAAGACGGAGATTGGGAGATTTCCCGGTCGACGATGCTGCGGGCCGCCGCCGTAGCGTAACTTCCTAACGGGTGTAACCGTCTTCGCCCTTCGCGTCAGTAAGGGTTGCGGGTCGCCGCCGCAGCAAGCCATCGGGTGCGGGTTCGTCGCGTCGAGGTTCGGAACCCAGACGAAACCCCGCGTAAATCCTTCCCGAACCACAACCTAGTTCTATAGGTGTGTGAATGGCTCAATGGACCAATAGCACGGCCAGCTTCATCCGGCCCTACCGGCATCCGTCGGGTTCGCCGCCGATTCGTGAATTTGAGGAATCGACGTGCGCCGCGACGGCGGTCTTGCAGTATGGGGATGTCGTGGCCTTCGATACCGTGGTCGGCACGGCCGCGCACCGCATTCTGCGGGCGCCGTCGTCCGGGGGCACGGGCACGAATCTTCTCCAGGTCGGCATCACGTCGCTGCTCGGTGTCTGTGCGCAGAACAGCACGAGCGACGGCTCCACGACCGGCCTGACGAACGGCACCAACGTCGGCCCGCAGCGTGTCAATCGCAAACTGGGCGTCTGGATTGCCGATCCAAACACGGAGTTCTACGGCTTCCTCAGTTCGGCAGGCGGTGATGTGCAGGCGGTCTCGACCCTGATCGGCCAGCAGAAGGCCGTCATCTACAGCCGCACGTTCAACCGGTTCTTCATCGACTCCACCAACTCGACTGCGGCCCTGTTCGCTGTGAAGATCACGGACATTCCGTCCGAGTCCATGGGCGATACCAACGGCCCGGTCATTTTCAAATTCCTGTCGTCCAACGTGGCGACGGTTGTGTAACGGAGGGTGTGACACATGGCTCAATCACGCGGCACATTCTCTGAACTCCACGACAATCTGGATCGTACCGTCTACACCTTGCTCGGCAAGGAGTGGAAGGAACGCAAAAAGATCTGGACGCAGATCTACGACCAGAAAACCAGCAAGAAGCGGTCAGAACTGGTGATGACCGTCACGGGCGTCGGCGACATCCCTGAAAAGGGAGAAGGCCAGCCGTTCACGTCGGACATCATTCGCAAGGGCTACGATCGCGAGTTCCTCCACACCGAGTTCGGCAACATGTTCGAGGTGACGCAGACCGCCCTCGAAGATGATCGGACGGACGTGTTGGCGGGGCACGCGAAGTGGTTCATGTTCGCCGCTCGTGTCGTGCAGGAGAAGCGCGCACACCTCCTGTTCAACAACGGGTTCACGTCGGAAACGTCGCCCGATGGTCTCGCGATCTTCCACACCGCCCATGTCCTCAAGGGTGGCGGCACGGCGCGCAATCGTCCCGCGACGGATGCGAATCTCTCGTGGAACTCGCTGCAGACGGCCTTGATTGACTGGCACACCGATCAGAAGTTCGAAGCGGGCCAGTTCATCATGCCGACGGAGAGCCTGACGCTGTTCGTCCCGCCCGCGATCATGTTGACTGCGGATCGGATCGTGAACAGCAAGCAGCTCCCCGGCTCGGCCGACAACGATCGCAACTCCATCAACGCGCTCTACAACATCAAGGTGGTGTCGAGCCCGTATCTCACGGACACGAACAACTGGTTCCTCCTGAGCGATCAGAAGGACGAGCACGGGTTTGTGAGCTACACGCGCGTCCCGATGACCATGCTGGACCCGATGACCAATTCGCGCACACGGAATCGGGAGTATCCGATCCGGTGGCGGCAGTCGTGGGGGAACCGGTGGTGGCAGGGCGCGTATGGCGTCGCCCCGGCGTAAGCGCATCGGTGCGGACGAACTGACGGATCGGTCTGGCGCCTTCCGCACGGCGCTGATCTCGGAGAGAGATTAGACCGATCCGCTTTCTCTCCAATTGGTGACGAATGGATACACGCAGTATCAGTAACGTCGGCTACACCCATCATCTCGGGGATCTCTGGGCGGGCGTCGGCAGTTCGCATGGCGTCGCGTTGCAGGGCGGGAATACCGGCGGCATCGTGCAGGCGGTGGGCGACGATGCGAACGTCTCGCTGAGCCTGCAGCCCAAGGGCACAGGCGCCGTCGTGCTCGGCAACTCGAGCACGCCCGTGTTTACGGGCGGGAGTACCGCGCCCTTCGCGGGCTTCATTCGGTTGTCGACCGATCTGACTACGCCGACAATCGCCAGTACGGATGTCGGGTCCACCTATACGACCTGCACGGTGCCGGGCGCCAACTCCAGTCATTTCGTCGTGATCAACTCGCGCAACTTGTCGACGGCGTATGCCCTCGGCGAATGCGGGGTGACGAGCACGGCGAACGAACTGCTGATCAAGTTCGTCAAGTGCTCCACGGTGGCCGGCGGCGCGTCCACGTTCACGGCCAATATTCTGGTCTACAGGTTCTAACCGATGCCTGTTGCTGAAATCGATCAGAGCTGGATCAGTTCGGGGGGCACGGGCGGCATGACGCCCGTGCAGATCTACAACTCCGTCATCGAGTGGGCCTTCTACGCGGAGAAGGATAACTCCACGATCACGGTGTCGCTCCAGAGCGCGCAGAACTCGACCGGCCCGTGGGTCACGGAAGGCTCGACCACCACGAATAGCACGGCGGCCGAGCAGTTCGTCATGCGTGGGGATGGCGCGATGCCGTGGGTGCGCCCCTACATCACGGCGCGGACCAACACTAACACCATCAACTTTCGCCTGATCGGGTATTAGCACATGGCCGATCCGGTCTTCTTCCTCCAGATCGTGGATCGGGACGGACACGTCGTCCGTCTGCCGGCGGGCGGGCAACTCGAAGTCGATCTGGTCGAAGAGCTTGTTTCGGGAGCCGTCGAGCACTCCGTGGCTGACTTTCTCGGGGGGTCGGCGGTGCGGCGGCAGTTCTTCGAAGCCGCTTCGAAGCGCATTGCGGCGAAGCCGATTGGGGTGTTTCGCACCAAGGCTCAAGTGCTCAAAGCGGTGGAAGAAGGCCTCGCGGAGACGTTCACGGGGTTTCTCGCGCAACTCGCCGAGGACGTCACGCCAACGCTCACCCAAGCGTTTCAAGAGACCATCCGGAAACTGAAACGCGCCACGCGATCGGCGGTGTAGATGATTCACCGCGGCCCGCAAGACGTTCATAACAGGGTCTGGAACGATCAAACGCTGACGTGGGACGCGATGGCGCAGCCCTCGACCGCAGCGGGCGGGGCGGGGTCTACCCAAGTCGTCGCACGGCCGGGCGATACCAATTGGGCGTCATCCGCGGGCTTTCACTTCGACGGGAGCGGCAACCTCCAGATTACGGGGGCGAGCGCATCGACACAGGTCAGCGTGTCGTCACTCGCGGGCCGTGTCGGCGTGGCCCCGACCGATACCTCCTGGGCGTCGTCGGCCGGGTTCCATTTCACCAGCAGCGGCGAACTGCTCACGGCGGGTGCGGCGGCTGGCGGTGGTTCGACGCAGGTTTCCATTGCGGACATCCTGACCAAAGCTGGCGGCACGTCGGTGATGGACTCTACCCAGAACTCCATCAGCGTGACGATCCGCGAAGGCTCAGCGGCGGGCGCGACACAAGTCAGTGTCTCCACTGGCCACATCACCGTCGATACCGGCTCCATCAGCGTCAGCAACTTCTCGACCACGATGCAAGTCAGTTCGGTGGCCGGCAAGGTGCTGGTCGACCAGAACTCCACGGTCTGGTCGGTGCAGGTCTCGTCGGTGGCGGGCGCGGTCGATGTCAGGCCGGTCGCAGGATCGACGTTCACTGTTCGCGCGATGCAGTCGTCGGCGGCCGACCTGCAGATGACCGCCACGCCTGTTGCTGGCTCGACATGGAATGTGCGTCCCCTGCAATCATCGGCGGCGGATCTCCAGATGACGGCGTCGCCGGCCGCCGGCAGCACATGGAGCGTTCGACCACTGCAATCGAGCGCGGCTGATCTGCAAATGACGGCTTCGCCGCTGGCGGGCTCGACGTGGATGTGTCGCGTCCTGCAGTCATCAGCTGCCGATCTGAACGCCCAGGTCCGCAACTTCAGTTCGTCCGGCGGCGCGGTCGATGTCAGCACCACACAACCGACCGGGGCGATGCTGGGATGGGCGGTGCGGACGGTGTTCCCCTCGCTGCAGTCCACCGGACGGAGCACGACCGGGAACAACTCGACCCGCGAAACCTTTGTCAGTTCCGCAGCCGGAGCGCGCGTCAAGGTCTACGCCTACTCGATTACGAGCACCGCACAGGCCGTCAATCGGGTCGGGTGGTTCTCGAGCAACGCCAATCTGCTCTGGCCGATTGTGATGCAGTCGTTTTCGAGCGGCATCACGGGCGCGAATCTCGCGGTCTCGCCGCCGGCGTGGTTGTTCGCCACGGATGCGGCGAATGCGTTGACCTTTGGGATTACGGGCACGACAGGCACGTACAACGTCGGCGTCTCGTGGTTTACGGATACGTAGCATGGCGATGACTTTTGAGGTCTCTACGGGCCTTCTGTCGTCGGCGGCGAATCCGTCATTCACGCATCCTGGCACGGCGCCGGCCGCGGTCGTTGTGGCGGCGGTCAAGAACCTGACGAGTTCCACGAATCTCACCGACATCAGCGCCATGACCTATGGCGGCGTGTCGATGCTGAAAAAGTGCGTGGCCGTCGATAGCGCGGGCGAATTAGGCGTTGCAGAAATATGGACGCTGACGAATACGGGCGGGGCGATTCCGACCGGATCGCAAACGGTTGCGGTCACGAAGGGCACAACGACTGCGATTCAGTACTGCTCCATCACGGTCGCAGCCAGTACGGGCAACATCACGATCTTTTCGACAATCATCGGCGCCGAAAACCAAAACAGCTCCGCCTGTGAACTGACGGCGACGAAGGGCGGAGAACTGGGCCTGACCATCGGTGGGGCCTTCAGTGGCGTTGGCGCGACGAACGAATCCACGTTTAACGTGAACGTGACGCGCGTACTCGATCGAGACTTCGGCGCGCAGTGCGCCTTTTTTGGCCGCGAATCGTCGCCGTCCAGCGCGTCGTTGACGTTCGGCTGGCGCCAAACTGCGGACGATTGGGCGCTTGTCGCAGTGGTGCTGCGGGAAGAAGCTGGCGGTGGTGGCGGTGCGGCGCTGTTGCAGCCATTCCGATTCAATCTGATGGGGTGTAACTAACGTGTTGTTCGGGCACATGTGGTCCTCGGCGCTGACGCAGGAATTAGGTACTGCCGACTCGACCAGACTTTTCACCGATGCGCGCCGCCAGCAAGCGATCAACAACGGCCTGTTGACGTTTGCCGATCTGACGGAATGCTCGATGCGGCAGAGCACGATTGTCAGCTCGCATGGGGTCCGCGAATACAACCTGATGTCCACCGTGAATGTGCCCGGTGGCGATTTCCTGCGCTTGAGCAAGCAGGCCCCGGAATACCAGTTCACGAATGACACCGGCATCGTGACGTATGTCAGCGGTGAAGACTTCCCGAGGCGTGACATTAACTGGTTGAATCAGTATCAACCGGGCTGGCGAGATTCCACGGGTGGCACACCGGGCGCGTATTACCTGCGGCCGGATGGTGGGCGGTACTTCTTCGGCTTTGATACGCCACCTGAGATTGATTCGAGCGAGAGCGCTAAGGTGATTCTGCCCTACGTCGCGAAACCAGCGACGATGAGCGCAAGCACGGACGTGCCGTTCACCTTTGGCTCGACGTGGCGCACGGACCTTGAGCCCTACCATCAAGCCGCCGTGCATTACGCGGCCTATGAGCTGGAAAAACTGAGGGTCAACGATCAGGCCGCGCAGTCACAGTGGGCGCTCTTTACGGGCTACGTCGAACGCTACCTGAGAACAACGCGCCCGAAAGGCGGGCAGCAGATGCGCTCGGCCCGAAACTATTTCAGCGAGGCTCGCTCGCGCCGGTGGAATACCAGCGACGCAGCGATCTCCGATCCTTGGTCTTAATTCGATTTGCGTGTGGCCATGAAGGCCATGTGGCGGCTAATGTGGACGCCCAACCAGCATGTCCGGAGTGTGGGAATGGCGAGATACGCCGCGTGAAAGCCCGTGCGCCCCGATTCGTGGGCGTCGCTACCGGACCGTATTGTGAAACGAAGCAGTTAGATGCGATCGCAGTCAATCTCGCGCCGAAAGGCCCGTTGACGTTGAAGGAGCCAGAATAAATGCCCGGTCAATTCGGCGTGTCATTTTTGCCCGGGCAACCGGGCGGCATGGATCGCAATCGCCCCGACGGGAATGCGACCGAACCGATTCAGCAAGCCATTAAGGTGCTGAGCCTGCGGCTCCCGCGCGTGTTGGGCGGGGGCGCGTTCGCGCCCTCATCGCTGCTGCAAGGCGGCGGCTCGATGGGGAATCCCTTCGCGGGCAGTGGCCCGATGCAGGGACGGCCGGTGATGCCGCAGCCGGGCATGGGGCCGAGTGGACCGCCGCCAAGCCCTGGCGGTGCCTCGCCGATTTCGGGTGGAGGCGCCGGCAATCCGTTCGGACCATCGAGTCCAGACCCGATGTCGGAAGCGATTCAGATCCTTGCGGGTGGGCCTGGTGGCAGCGGTGGATTCAGCGGGCCTAGCGGCGGTGGAGGATTCAGTGCCCCGCCGCCGCCGCACATTACTCCCGGCTTCAATCCACCGACGCCGCCGCCGATTGAGCAACAGCCCGATCGCGGCACGGCGCCACCGCCTTATCAGCCGCCGAATCCGGATCGCGGCACGGCGCCACCGCCCTATCAACCGCCGCAGCCGGATCGCGGGACGGCCCCGCCACCGCCACCGCCAGAACCGCTGCCGCCGCCAGAAGATGTCATGCAGCCCCAACCTACGCCGGAACCGGGACCAGGGCCGGACAACGATCTCCCGCGCGAATTGGCGATGTGGCTCTATCGCAATCGCGGCCGAGGGTTCGAGTACTGATTCATGGCGAAGCGCCAGATCAAAGCGAGCACGCCCACCGCCTCCCGAACCTATCAACACGTCACCGTGAATGATTTGTCGGGCGGGTTGGACTTGCGTCGCAGCCCCACGTTGCTCGAGCCGTCCCGCGCGCGCGTGCTCATGAACTATTCGCTCGCGACGCCAGGGGAGTTGTCGGTTCGTCTGGGCTATCAAGCGTTCTCCACGATGAACCTGGGCAATGGTCGACCGCAAGGCGGGCAGCGCGTCTATCTGGGCTCCACGTCGTTCACGCTGCTGGCCTGGAATGGTGGCGTCTACAAACCGACCGACGCGGGCGTGCTGAGCTCGACGCCGATTTATTCCACGGTCAGCCCGACGAATCAGGTGTTCTTTCCGTATGACCGGATTCTGACGGCGGCCTTGGACGGGGCGAATCGGCCGCGTATGTCCACCGACGGCTCGACGTGGGTGCCGATGGGCATCTTGGCTGGCACCGTGGCTTCTACGGCGAGTTCTAAGGCGAGCGGATCGCTCTCGACATCGGAGTTTGAGTTTAGCTACACGTACAAGCACCGCGGGACGGCACACGAGTCGAACGGTTGCACCTCGGTCTCCACAGTCTCGCTGACGAGCACCGGCGCCGTCGAACTGCAGATTCCCAACTCCACCGAAGCCAAGGTGGACGCGATTGTCCTCTACGGCCGCAACAAGACGGCTGGGGAAGCGGTGCTCCGGAAGATTTCGAGTGCTGCGGTCCAAGGCGGGGCGCATTCAACATACACGGTCACGAGCTCGAACTGGTCCGCGAATGACGAGATCCCGACCAACCACAACGTCCCTGACGCGTATCGGTTCGCGGTCGTGTGGAAGAACCGGTGGTGGGCGGCCGATGGCACGGTCGGCAACCGCTTGCACTTTACGGAGCTGTTTCAGAACCAGTCGTGGCCCACGCTGTTCTACATCGACATCCCGTTTGAGCGGGGCGATGAGATCACGGCCATCATCGCGCAGGGCGATACGTTACTCGTCTTCGGCCAGAGCAAGCTCTTTCTGATCATCGGTCAGACATCGCTGGACTTTGAAGTCAGGCCATCAGCCGGGGCGCAAGCAGGCGCGTTGGGGCCGCGGGCGGTGACTGCCATCGAAAACGGCGTGGTGCATATCGCGGCCGAAGGCGTGCTGATTTACGACGGAGCCGCCGATCGGTTGCTCAGTTTCGATGTGGAACCGGCGATCCGCGACCTGATCCGCAATACGGCCTCCACCGGCTTAGAACTGGTGGCGGTGACGCATCACTTCCCGTTCAAGGAACTGCGGATCGCGGTGCCGCGCGTGTATCCGAGAGGCGCGATCGGCGAATTGGTCTTAGACCTGAATCGGACGCGTGAGAGCGAAACGCCGGCCTGGACGGATACGGACCGCATGATCGGCGGCTACATTCTGTGGGACGGTGACGAGCCCGTCACGGGTAATCGCGGCCGGTTGCTTTCATGGTCGCCGACGGTAGGACAGATCTTTGAAGAGTCGACGGGCACGACGGCGAACAGTAGCAACATGACCGCCGAATATGAAGGGCCGCATCTGGCGACGGGCTTGAACCGCGCCCGCTTCATCGATCACTACGGGGAATACGAACCACACGCGGGCGCGTTCTCGGTGGAAGTCTATGTTGATGGCGTCAGTCAAGGCGTGGAGTCCATGAGCATCGGATCGGGGCTTGCGGTCTACGGCACGGGTCTGTATGGGACCGCGCAGTATGGCGGGTCAGGGCGGCGGATGTATCACGGGACGATGCCGCTGGACGCCGAAGGCCGCACCGTCTGGATCAAGACCTCGTATGTCGGGCAAGAGACGTTCCGGCACTTCACGTACGCCGTGGGGCTCGTGCCGGAAGTTCAACCCCGTCGTTTTGCAGAATGAGTAGGTAATGGGATATCCAACGTCCGTTCCTTCGTTCACGAACAAAAACGCAGGCGATGTCATTCAGCCGGCGCATGTCAACGACCTCCAGACGGAAGTGACGGCGATCGAGAACGGCTTACTCAATGGCGTCAGTCACGCGCTGACGTTGAGCGGAGGATTGCAGGTCTCGACGCTCTCGACGTTTGCGTATCGGCCGACGATGCCGCCGCCGGATGCGGTCAAGGTGTATCTGGACTCAACGGTCACGCTCGGCTCGTCATTGGCGTCCACATTGTCGTGGAATGCGGCGGATTACAAAACCAATTCGTCGGTGCATTCCACGACGAGTAATCCCGACCGCTTGATTCCGCAGAGCACCGGCGTGTATCGGTTCACCGCGCAGGTGGAGTTTACGCCAGTCTCCAGCGGCCATCGGTCGATCGTGATTCAGGATTCCTCGAACACCTTTATCGGCTCAGTGGTCTTTGACGCCAGCACGGTCGCAGGCGTGGTGACACGCGTTCAGGCCTCGGGCCTGAAGCGGTTCGATGTGACGGGCGGATACGCGAATGTATTTGTCGGCATGTCTGGCCACTCGACGTTGAGCCTGTCCACCGGTTCTGGCATTTCGTGGTTTGCCATGGAGAAACTGTAAGTGGCCAGCCTCGGCGGCCTGGAAGTCCTGCTCGGCGGCTTAGAAGCGGGCACCAAGAAGGTGCTCACGGAAGTCTTCCGAGCGCTGGTGCCATTTCTGCGCTTCTCGCCGGTGGAGCATCAGAGCAAAGCGGAGAACTTCGCGGCGTATCACATGACGAGCACGACGGCGGCATCGACCGGGGAGTTCTCGTTTCAACACGGCCTGGGTCGGATTCCATATCTCGCGATTCCGACGCTGGACCTGACCTCTTCACGATCACAGATCGTGAGCTTGGAAGTCACGCGGCCTGCTGATGCACAGCGAATCTATCTGAAGTCGACATCGACCAGTGCGCCTTTT